CTATCTTCAAAATCTCTTTATTTTATTCGGTTATTTTTTCATCTAACTGTTTCTGATATTCAATCATACTGTTAATATCTTTATCAAGTTGTTCAATTCTTTTTTTATCTTCCTTGGACATACCATTATCTTTACTTGTTAGATCATAAATTAATAACCCAATTAAGATTAATAATATTGGTGTCATAATATATTTGAAATTTTCACTTAAAAACTTTCTCATAATCCACTTGTTTCCTTTCTTGTTGATACGATTTTTGACCATTTTGTTTTAAACTTTTCATAATATGTTTTTAGTTTTGTTGACATTTCACTAAATTCATCATCAAGTTTAATCATGGTACCATTAATATAAACTCCGTTTCTTTCCGCAATTGAAAAGAAAAACTCAATATCTAACTCTGTTATTTTACCTGACCATTCAACATTTGTTGGATATAAATTTAATTTATTGAAGTCAGCCATTTCAGTAACTCCTTGTTTAAACTCATCCATAGTTTCTTGGAACGCCAACTTGTCATCTGTTGTTAATTGTAAGTCGCTAGTATTTTTACTGTGAATTACTAAAATCGCACCTGAAATTCTATATGCCTTTTTTTTATCTGATTTTATTTCATCGTAATCCTCATCTTCTTCAGGTTTTTCAGCGGTTTCATATTCGGTATCATCCTTAATCTTATCATCAATATCTTTCATTATATTAATACCCGCGTCAGGATCTTCAACTGGTTGTTCAATTAATAACCCATAAGTTTTTCTTATGCGATTATAATCTTCATTTAATTTATCACCCCCAATTAATTTTCTTGAAGCCGATAATAATTGTTTTAATTCGTCGTAATTACTCATCGTATAATTGTTTTATAAAATATTCAAAATTAAAAGCCGGACTAACATCAGTAAAATCACTATCAAAATTACTTCTTGTCACAATACCTTCAACTTTTTCTACACCATTTATTTTCGTATTATGTTCAACACTTTTTAAAGGAATTAACGTTTCTTTTGTTATTTCAACACATAGTTTAGCAGTTATTTTTAACTGTTCTTCAACATAAGGTTGCCAAAAAAAATAATCTCTCCATTTACGTTCAAAAACCTTTTGATTATAAATATCTCCAATCCAATTAATGTGTGAATTTTTTAATGGTTCTTTTTCTAACCATCCTAAATTTTCTAACGATATAACAATAGAGTTCATATCAACCTTATCATTACCATTATATTTACCATACTCATCGTTCTCCAATAACTGTAAAATCTTTCCATCTCTGGTAACAATATAGTTTGGTATCTTATTATACTTACCGTTATATCTATATTTTAGTGATTGTAAATAATCCTTTACGTTTCGGGATGTGTTGGTTAGTATAATTTGTTTTTTGTTTTGGTTCTTCCCGACTGATTGGAAGTTCCCGTATTTCATCAGTTCATCCAGCATTATTTTTAGTGTATCTTAAAACTTTAGGACCTTCTTGAGTCGTTGTTGTTGTAGTCGTAGTTTCATCATCCAACATTATATCCATATACAAATTGTCAGATTCAAATAATTCCTCAATATTAGGAACTACCTTTCCTTTTTCCACAAATACTTCAACAGGAACCTCAACAATCTTCTCAACCTCTTTAATTACCTCAACAGGAACCTCAACTATCTTTTCAATTATAATAGGATCAACTTCATCGGTTACTTCATCGGTACTTGGTCGTTTTCTATTTGCCTTAAACGCCTGATTAGTCGCAATAACTAATGTGATTGCCAATGGATCAAATACAAAAATCAAAATAAGAATAAATAAATTTGCAACTTCATTAAGTCCCCAACCACTTAATTCACTAACATATTTAATTGCTCCAAGTTCATTACCTTCAATCTCTTGGGATTCCATGTCCAATATTTTAATGTCTAATCTAGTTATACTGTCGTTCATTGCATCAATTTTACCCGACACAATATCTCGGTTGTCTTGAGCAGATTTTAACTGTTTCTCAAATGATTGTCTATTTGCATTATTTGCTCTTGTTACAATTTGACCTGTTTGTCTATCCACAGTTTGAGTTGTTGTATTGCTTGATAACCCGTCTCTCAACTTTGAGATGTCCTTATCCAATATTGTTTTTTCTTTAGTGTACTCTAATTTAATCTCCTCAAACCTGTTTTTTTTAACCTCAATGTTTTTAATCTGTTTATCATTGATCTCTAATTTTGCAATGTTTGATTGGAATCCAGTACTCAATAAACCGTATATTCCGATGGATGTGATAATTGACAAAATAATTAATGCCATTGTTAAATAAATCTTCAATGCTCCGTAAGTTTCTTTCCATTTATCGTGTAAATAAGTCGCAATTGCTATCTTGGAAACTTCCAAAAACCCACCCATAATAATAACAGGTATAGCAACCCCCACAAACACTATTGATAGTCCAACAACACTATAATAAGCCGCAGTTCCCGATAGACCCAACGCACAAAATAATAAAAACCAAGGTAAAAATTTTTCTTTCATAATAATTGTTATGTGTTTATAAATATCAATAATAACATATTTATAATCATATGTCATTACTTAGGAACACAATATTAAAACATTTACTTATTGAACGGACTATTGGTAATATGTCAGTTAATTTAAATTCTGATTTTTATCTTGAGATAAATAGGGAAAATCACGCTTGGGCAAGAAGAATGAGGCCTGATTTGGAGGGTAAGGGTAAAGATTTAACAGGTAAATATAGTTACGATTATAATCAAAGAGAAATAACTAATTCCGAGATAAATGAAGTATTACTTAAAGCAAAAAATAAAATAGCCGAAAAAATAGTTTCCCACCATATAGTCACAAATGTAAGATTTGTTGTTAAATCATTAAAATGGGAGATTGCAATTGCAATTCAACCTGTTCAAAAAAATGACTTAGAATGGACATTAAATGTGATCACTGTTTTTAGAGAATCAAAAGAAAATCCTTTTAGAGTTGCCGGTTGGCAAACAGTTATATGGGTATAAAAAACCCCCCACCGGTACCAGTGAGGGGATGTAGTTTCACTATACCATATAGATATAGTTGAGGAATTTCACCCAGGGAACCTCGTGTCCCATTCCGCCGAGTTATAAGGGTAATCTCGGTTCAACCCTTTTCTTACAAATAATCAAATAGTTCCGAACTATCGTTTCTTAATCGTCTTAACGCCTTTTCTTTAATCTGACGTACTCTTTCTTTTGTGAGACCAAAATCACTACCAATGTCCTCTAAAGTTCTTGGAGTTCCTGTTAACCCAAAGTAATCCCCAATGATTGACTTCTCACGATCATCTAAAACATCCAACAAGGTCATCATTTTTTCTTTTAGAATATCTTTTGTATGAAAAGAAGCATCAGGAGCCTCAGCATCTTGATTCGCAATCATATCAATAAGAGTATCTCCCTCATCATTAATTCTCATGTCCAAATCAATGATTGATGGTAATGTGGAAAATTTGTCTTCCAACTTCTTACCTGTCTGTTCCAACTCTTTCTTTGCTCTATGAAGATCTTGAACAACATTCACCGGTAATCTTATTGTTCTCGCATTATCATTTAACGATTGAATAATTGATTGTTTAACCCACCATACCGCATAAGATATAAATCTAAGGTCTTTTCCCCAATCAAAGTTTTTGATTGCCTTCATCAAACCATAATTACCCTCAGCAATTAGATCTTGTAAATCTAAACCTTGGTTTTGGTACTGCTTCGCCACAGTAATGACAAATCTTAAGTTACCTATAAGAAGTTCTTCCTCAATTTGTTTTCTCTCTTTGTCTGAAATCTCATTTGATTTCATCTTAACGGCTAACTCACGCTCTCTGTCGGGAGTCATTACTTTGATTTTTCTGATGTCTTTAAGGTAGTGGTAAACTTCGTCTTGGTTAATAGGTATTCCTAAGTTTTTGTCCTTCATTTATTAATTTTTGATTGATTGTGAATAATTATCTAATTTTTCTTTTTCTTCTTTTGTTAAGGATTGTACTCCCTGATCTTTAATTTTCTCTAAAATCTCGTCTATTGTTAGATAACAAATACTGTGATTTGACCCACTAAAACTTTCCTTTAGAAACTCAATAAAGTTAGGGGATATATCTCCACTATCTTCATTTTGACTATTAACCGCCATAAGGTGTTTGAGATGATCTGGTTCCATGTTTGAAGCAATCACCTTTGGTGTTGGGATTAAAATATACTTAAAATAACCGATATCTTCTGTTATAATATCAACATACATTGATAATTCACTATGTGACATCTCAGTCACAAAGTTAAAAACTACGTGTGATGGACCGAATACATATTTAATCTCATCCGAATCAACGATTGGTGATAATTCTTCGGCAATTTGGTGAATATCATCTTCGGTTTTTTCTCCTTCCGAATAATAAACAAAAAGTAAGTACTTCATATATTTGTGTTTTTAATTAATTCAACAAAGATACTAAATTATTTAGTATATGTACTAATTTTTTTAGGCATTTATACTATTTTTTTTCAATTCCTCAGGTATAACAGAATATTCTTTATCATTATTAAGTTTATTCCTTTGGTCACTTAATGACATATTACAATGACCACATATATAACCAAGAACTGTATCATCTATATGATGTTTGTGCCAGTTACCAATCCAAGATCTATCACATTTTGGACAAACATCTCCTTTTTTTGGTTTAGGTATTTTTTTAGAGTTTTTAAAAACCTCACTTCTACCATTATTAATTTTTTTTGAGCAAGTTAGACATATCGCATTTGATCTCATCAAATAACCATTTTTATCTACCCTACCTTGATAAAAACTAAATTGTGTGGCCGGTAAAAATTCTAAACACTCCCTACATTCCAAATGACCCTCAGGGATCCCCATTGTTAAAATCAATTTAACGTTTTCTAAATTTTCCGCAATAATTGCACCATTTGATTTAGTATTTGTTAAAAGATCTCTATTTGATAGTTCCTTTATAATTTCATCTAAAGAAACATCAGATAAGTCAACTTTATCCATGTTAATTTAACACTCTTGATACATTATTTTCCTTTTCAATTTTTACAATAGTATCGCCCCACTGACTAATCATTGGGTTGTGGCTAATTAGGAACACTTTACCAAAATACTCTTTAATTTTTTGGAAGAACTCAGATACCATCTCAAGGTTATCATTTGATATTTTTCCAAATACCTCATCAAATACTACAATATTTGGTTTCGGTAATGTGCAAATTTTACTTAGTACCGAACGTAACGCTAAAGACGCAATTGTTCTTTCATAACCTGATCCCGAAACCATTAATTTTTCAATACCAGTGCTATTATCGACCATCAAAAATTCAACTTCATTTTTGTCATTAATTCTAATTTCTAATTTGAAGTAACAACTATCTTCCATCAATCTTTGTAGTTCTGAGTTAATCAGTGGCATCATTGTTTTCATAATAATTTTTGATAACCCATTTTTACCGTACGCCTCTAAATAAATTTTGTAAATTTTTTCTCTACCCTCTTCTAACTTAATCTTATCAATTAATCCTTCGTTATTAACAATCTTCTCGTTAAATGATTTGATTTGATATTCATTATTTGAAATTTGAGAGTTTTTATTCTTTTTAATGTTTTCAAGTTCATCCAATCTTAGATCCGCCTTAATCAACATTTCATCAATTTTAGTGTTCTCTTTGATTTTATCCTGAACTTTACCCCAACTATCCAATTTACCTTTTAAGGTCCCAATCTTCAAATCACAACTTTCAATACTTAACTCATATTTTTCTTTGATAAGTTTGTTTTTTTCATACTCATCAAAATCTTTTTTAAGTTGTACGAACTGTTGTTCTCTGCCGGATAAATCCGTCATTAAGGTTGTTTTTTGGTCTCTATGCGTGATATAAACGGCAAGTTGACTAATTTTTTGTTGAGTTATTGAAGCGTTCATTAACTCAATTCCACAGTGCTCACATTTGATACCATCACTCACAGAACTCTTCAATTTCTCAATCTCATTGATCTGTGTATCAAGCTCAATTTTCAACTTAAAGGTATCGTTATACTCCTCTTTAATTTTATCATGTTGGTCTTCGTGATAAAATTCTTTTGGTTCAATAACTTTAAGTTCTTCTGATTTCTTTTGAAACCCTGTTTTCTCTCGTTCCAAAGAATCAATTTCCTCCTGAGTTTTAGTCGGGTTCATCAAACTGATTTCATGGTCAATGTCTCCGTGTTTTTTCTTCAACATATCGTCACGATACTCTTTCCCTTTCAGGATTTTCTCATCAACATCACCAATCTCTGTTTTTAATACCTCAATTTGATCATTTAATTCAGCGATTTGAGTTACATAAGTTTCATTATCTGTTTTCAACATTTCAGAATTATAAATGTTAGATAATTTTGACTTGTTGAAGTCCGAATAAACTTCTTTTGCAACTTCCTCTTTCCGTTTCAAAAACTCAAGTCCCATAAAACGAGACAACACTTGACCTCTTGCCGTTGGTTTTGATTCCAACAATTCCTCAAGGTTTGTTGCCGTAGTTAAAATGGTCATAAGGAAATCTTCCTTTGTACCGATGGAATTCTTAATGAACGCCTCAGTTTCCCTTCTTTGTTCTCCAGTGAAGTTTTGTAAACTACCGTCAGCCAATTTTTTGAAGAAGTCCAATTCTGTCTTAACATTCCATTCACCTTTCTTAGAAAGTTTTCTTTCAATGTTTCTAACTATGATGTACTCCTCACCATCAATTGTGATCTCACCTTTAACCGTTACTTTATTTTTGTCAGTAAATCGGTTGAAGATTTCCTCCGCTTTAGTAGTTTTTGTCGTCTCATTAAAAAATAAGAACATTAACAAATCCACCGTAAGAACTGTTTTTCCCCCAAAGTTTGGTGGGTTTGATTCTACAACCACAACACCATCACACTTATCAAAATCCAATCTTTGGTTCTCACCATATGATAAGAAATTAGAGAACTCTATGTTTCTGATATACCATTTCTTGAATTGTGTGGTTTCAACTTCCTCTTCTTGCATTTTGTTCTCAACCATTCTGTTGATCCCTAAAACGTCATCCAAGTGACCGTCATAACCTTTTGATTCCAAGAATTTTTTCAACAAGTCAAGTTGGTAATTAACGTCAGCAACATTCACCGATACATCAATAGTTTGCATACTATCTTTCTCAATGTTTTTAACCTTAGTTAATACATTCACATTAGTCGTGTTATATTTCTTTTGGAAATAATGTTTAACACTCTTAATCTTATCTTGTGTGAAATTTTCAGGTAAGTCCTCCCATACAACTTGAATTGATGGGTTTTCAAACGTAGAAAAATCTAAATCTTTTATCATTATATTGTAATTGAATAATTTTGGGGGATTGAATAAATCCATTTTTATTTTTGTAACTCAGAAACTTGGTCTTCAACTTGTGATTCATTAACCTCTACTTCTTCAACAACTTGAAACCCTAATTCTTGTCCGTTTAATTCAACATTTAGGTTTTCTTCATTTTCCATTGCCATTTTTCGTGCCTCAAACATTCGTTCAATTGCCTTGTTCATTGCGTATTTGTCTTGTGCAATTTTTCTGTTTCGTTTTTCCACTTTTGCTCTGTGAGCCTTTGCCGCTTTTCCCATTGTTATATTATTTGTTATTATTTATTACTCGGTCTATTTTCTTCAAACCATTCAATTATTGCATTAATCCCCCAAACTGAACCTGCGGATAACATTCCATCAAAGAATACGGAATAATATTCATTAAGTCCAATAAAATGTGAAATTGGTGAATAAAAAGTTAATGATAGGAAAAACCCTACCCATGTTCCCGTACATAACATACAAGAAATTAAGTCAGATACAAATTTAAAAAATGGTCTAGTTAAGAACCATCCTTCATTACTACCCGCTTTTTTAATATTATTTCTCAACCCATTAAAGATTGATCCATACACTAATATTGTGGTCATACCATATGCCACAATCATCCAAATTAATAATTCTATCATAATCTATTATTTAAATTTGATCCCCTAAGAAAAACAGCCCCTTTATTTGAACTGATGTTCTCAAGATCTCGGTTTATTTTTTCTAATTCTTTTATTCTTTCGTTTTTTGTTTGAAGTTCTTTTCTTAAGGTAAGTAATGTTTCTTGTAACATTTCCATCCTATCATCCGGTTTCTCAACCTCTTTAATGACTTCAACGATTTTCTCCACCTCTTTGATTACTTCAACCGGTGGTTTGTCTACAATTATGTCTAAATTACGTCTAAGTTCGTCTAATTCTTCATCCTTTTTAGACATTTCATTTTCCAACTTGGTAATTTTTTCAACAAGTTCGTTTTCGTTATTTTGGTCACGTATGTATTCTATTTTTGTAATAACTTTTTCAACAGGAACCTCAACTATTTTCTCAACCTCTTTGATAATTTCAACAGGAACTTCTACAATTTTTTCTTGTTCGGTTTCCCCTAAAAATCCATATTTCTTTATATCAAACCCTTGTTTGAAACATAAATACATAAAGTTGTTTACGTCTTTTATTTCTTGGGATTCACAAAATGCCATTACTAACTGAATCGTTTCCTTACTAAATATTTTGGAGTTTTTCTGTTCCATTTTCAATGTCTTCAAATGATTTTATGGAGAACTTTAAAAATGGTTTTGGGTTCGGTAGATCAACATACGAATATTCTTTTTTGACAATGTCATAAATACCATATCCATGTTTGCCAATACTTTCTCCAATATTCTGTTGAATAGGGCTTCCAATCATATAACCTTTACCGGTTTTGAATTTGAATTCCTGTCTTTTATGTATATCACCACATAGTACGGCTTCAAGTCCGTTGAACTTATCCACATCATATGCTTCTTCTCCAAAATCAAAACCAAGATCGGTTTTCATTCCTTGAATTGGTCCGTGAAATAAACCAATTTTAATTCCCGTGGCAACATTCAAATCCGGTGGGATATTAGCCTGATATTGCGAATAGACACACCAACTAATATTCTCATCCTCATACACACCTCTATCTCGGTAGTACACAATATCCTCATTCCTCAAAGAATTAATAATAGGAGTAAGAGCATCTAATCTTTCGGTATTGTTTACCAAAAAGTCGTGATTACCAGGTATAATAACAGTTTTAGCAATGAATGAACATTCAGTTAAAATCCAAGCAACAATCTCAATAAGTTCGGGTGTTATTTGGTTTTTAGAATGAACTAAATCACCCGTAAATATTATACGGTCAGGTTCTAATTCTTTCCATTGTTTAATTGCCGTCTCTAATATTGATCGGTATAAATCGTGATCTTTAAATAATCTGATATGTAAATCAGAAAAGTGTACTATTTTCTTAATCATTTAATTGTGTTTTGTCTCTGCAATATATTTCAAATGGTGGTTTAAATGGGTCATCAGTTTTAGGAAATGGGTTAACCGGTATTGGTATTCTGTTAGGATCAAACATACCAGGTTGGTTCACTTCTTTAACTTCTTTCATTTTATTCTGAATTCCCTCAATGTCGGATTGTTGAATAACTGTCCAACTTCTATTGGTCATAAATCCTTCTAACCAAATGTAAAATTCTTTGTATGTCATACTAATTCTCTACTATAAAGGTTTGCTAAAATAATTCTTGCTAACTTAAAATCTTTTGATCTGTTTAATCTTAAACCATACGCAAGCGATATAGTTTTCAAATGAGGATATACCTCACTTATTGTCATTTTTCCAATTTCCATTTTAATCAAATAATATGAAGTCCTCATTAACAAACCCACATGAATTACACATATATGTTGGGAATGGTACGATCGTATCTTCTGAACTTCCGGTTAATAACTTTGGTACTTTTTTTAATAATACCACTTCTTTGAAGTACTTTGACCCACAATCCTCACAAGTAACCGTTGGTTGTTGTTTAAGGTCAATTCTTGGTTTTAAAATATCATCCATTTAATATAATTTTTAAAGTTTATTTTTTCAAATATTGTTTAACATTCATCTCTAAGATAGTATTAATTGTCTTTTTATCAACTCTATGTTCAACATACTCTCTTTCTTCTGTTATTAGAACAATAATACATCCTAATAGTTGGATATTCTCATATTTAGATCCCTCTAACATTTTTAACAATAACTTACCATATAGTGGAAGTTGTGTTTTATAGTGACCAAGAGCATTATCCGGTAAGTGATCAAGAGGTGTCTTCATTTGCTTTGTAAACTTATTGGTTTCAAAGTTTTTTGGTTTGTTTGTTTTCCAATCCGTGATAAGTATACCAACTTGACCATTAACACCAATAACTAACCAAACCTTATCAGGTTGTCCTGTATATCCTAATTCAGGGTGACCCAATACAATTTCAGTATCTAATAATACACATCCTCGTTCTTTAAGAAGATCAATGTATTTTTTGCCGGCCACTATCATCGTATCACTTTTAACGATTTGTTCGGCATCACATTTAAAAACAGGTTGTCTCAATTCTTTCTCAAGACCGAACTCATTTAACGTATGTTCTTCTAAAAAGAAGTGAGATCTAGATCCAATGTTTACCGAGTACTCACCAGCCGCCGCCCATTCTTCTAATAGTCGTTGTTGTTCGTACGGATCTCCATTTGCCTTTCTGTATGAAATTCCTTCAGAATCAAATTCCTCATAAAATGATTTAAGAACTTTTGAAACAGATGGGAAATCATCTCTTAATTTACCATCAACATCTATCATCGTATACTTATGAGAATCCTCCTCAAACGTTAGTTTAAGTTCTTTTTGCTTCTGAGCAATTATCTCACGTATTTCGTTAGCAACTTCTTTTAAATCCATATTTTATATAATTAATTTCACAAAGATAATACTTTTTTTTATTAATCTCTAATTTTTACAAAAAAATCTTCAATTTTTCCTCGTAGGTCACAAACATCTTGATCCATAGGTAAATGAACTATCTTAATTCTATCATATAATTCACCCCCATTTAATTCACGATATAGTTTAACCGCATTGTCCCAAGCATCCCCATCCAACGCAATGATAATATCACCTTTCGCTTTGGTATATATCTTCTCAAATAAAATTTCGGACATATGTTTTCCTAACATTGGGATTGAATTATCTAAAAATCCATCAAACACACCTTCTACTAAATAAATGTCTTTACCCCAATCAATTAATCTCTCATTGAAGATGATCTTATCTTTTTCTGCTTCAGGGTTTTTATACTTGAACTTACTTTTGGTGTCCCAACTTCTGGCAATATAATAATTTAATTCTCCTTTACTGTTATAGGATGGAACGACAATGCGACCTGTATGACTACCACGATCACAAAAGCCAATATTATATTTTTCAATAATTTCATCTGTTATCCCTCTATTTTTTAGGTAATTATACGCTTGTCGTCTAACCGGATAAACCACACTTGAATCCTTAAATAAGGTAAATCCTTCAGGTAAGGTAAGTTTCTTTGTTTTTCTTTGTTTTGGTTGTACGGTCTCAGGTTTCAAAACATTATATAGTTTCTTTAACTTTTTATTACCGTACTTATCAAATAATTTACCTAAAGAACCATGCGTTCCATCAACATCCCCACATGACCAACATTTATAAACATTATTTATGTAGTTTATTTCTAAATTATGTTTATTCCTACCCTCATCACACACAGGACAATTAAAAGATATTTGACCTCTATTAGGATAATGTAATCCATGATCCCCTAAAAGATCCTCAAGTAATTCAACTATTGCTTCGCTTTCATCCATTTTTAGTAATATAGACAAAATAAAAGAACATATCAACTTCACAAGTTTTTAATAAGTTCTATATTTATAGATATGCCAACAAATATAACAATAAACAATGTTACTGGTGCACAACCATTTGATATATATGTGTGTGATTCACCAATAACAACTTGTATTTATGTCGCTACCATTAATACAATTGACATACCATATAGTTTTGATATTCCTGTTGTTTATTCAAGTTTAACAGAATTTGTTGTAAAAGTGGTGGATAATAATAATTGTATCGTTACGGATACTTTAAATATATAATATGAGTTGTAGTACAAATATTTGCATAAGCGGTACCGGAGTATATGATGACACATATACCATTGATGGTCTATATAATAGTTTAGATTACTATACGGGAGCCACTAATGGTTACTATATTTTTTATTCAACATCAGAAAGTAGGTGGTGTTTAGCATCTAATTTAGGTGACCCTTGTATTTTATTTGGTCCAAACCCAACATCAAGTAGTTGTCCCGATTTTTATCCATCAATTTTGTCTGATGGGGTTTGTGATCCAACACCTCCCACACCAGCACCTTGTGATATTGATTTTGATGCAGAATTTGATTGTGATGTTCCACCAACTCCAACCCCTACCCCAACCTCAACTTTAACTCCAACCCCAACAATGACTCCCACGCCAACTAATGTATGTGGTGGGGTCTCATTAGATGTCACCGCAATCACATATTCACCCACCCCCACACCTACACCAACAAACACACCAACACCCTCATCACCAATTGATAGACCTTGTAATTATGATGGTGTTGCAAAATTTAATAATGTTGATGGATTTATTGTTTGTGCCACAAGTAAGAAATTTGAAGATTGTTTTACTGGTATTGAATACTACACAACACAAACTTTATTTGACTCAGTTGGTAATATATTAGTAGTTGGGGATGTTTATGGTGGTACAATAAACGGTAAATCATCTTGTTTTATATTCCAAACAATAGTTGATAATATAAGTGGTGGTGATAAAATTGTTATTACTACAGAATATGGTCCTTCTAGTGATGGTAGTTGTTTAGATTGTATTCCAACCACCTCTACACCAACACCAACACCAACAATGACCCCAACACCAACAACACCTTGTTCGTGTAACGCATATACAATATCAAACTTTAATTCTGCGGCTCAGATTGGAGTTATTACATTTAACGATTGTTCAGATAATAGATTAGTGGATTTAAGACCGTCGTCTATGGGTTGGCAATTTTGGGCTGATCGAGTAGTTCGTATTTGTTCCACCACAATACCAACTATTTCAGTAGGTAGCGCCGTAATAACTAATGTTGGTATATGTTGTAATAGTAATCTTTGTGTTCAATATTTATTAAATAATAATAGTCCGGTTAATGGTCAATCATATATTTATACCGATTTATCAGGACTATCCACAACTCAAACATTAAATGCATACCAAAGCATAATTGTTAATTCATTATCAACACCATATTCATTGTTTGGTGGAATAATTGTTAGTGAAACAGGTATACCTTGTTTCCCAAGTCCAACACCTACTCCAACACACACACCAACACCATCATCCACAAACCAAATTACAAGTTATAATTGGACTAGTGGAGCAAATTGGTGGTCTACGGATATATTGGCTTGTAGTAATTATGTATCATTTGCAAGTAATGGATGGATTACATCTACTTCATTACCTGTTGTCGGAATTCCATTAATCGATGCTTTATCAAATTTACCAATAACAGGTCAAAATAATCAATGGATTGCAATATCATCTGTATTAGCACCATCAGTTGTGGTTTATGCCGTACAAGTAGATTCTACAGGAACAATAATTGACGTAGTACTTTGTCCATAAAAAAAATATCGTCTATAAAGACGATATTTAAAAATATCGGTCAAAAAGACGATATTTAAATTTATATGTTAATTATCATATAAAGTAAAATATATGTTGTTTAACATATATTATTCCCATATACCTTTTGATCTCATATAACCTAACACACAGGTATATGCATCTGTTTGATCAAAATTCTCTTTCTTAAGTGTTTGATTTTTTGTATATTGCCATTGGATCTGTGGTTCTCTTTTAGCAACTAATTCCCATATAACCATTTTCTTATCAACGTCTTTTGGGAGACCCCCAAATAGTACGTGTTTCTTCTTATCATTTTCTTTAACCAATTCAGGAAAAGCAAATTTCCTTGAATTATATGTAGAAATGAATTCAGGCACAATACCAATAATATCATAAATCGTTTTACATATTAATGTATTAAACCTTAATAAGGTTTGAATGGTATATACGTTATTTGAATTAAGTAATGGTTCTTCAATGATCACACTAACGATACCTAATTTTTTATAATCCTCTAATTTTGTTTTAAAAATTTCAGATTTAAGTATTAACTCTAACATTTTATTATCCTCAGTATCTTTTGATTTTGGTCTTGGTGATACATGAGTTAATTCTAATAGTTCTTGTGTCTTGATATCAAATAAGGCCCATCCTATTGTTTTAGTGGAAATATCTAACCCTAAAACTTTAGGTGAGTTTTTAATTGGTGTTCTCATATAATGATTATTTTATAATAATATAATTAGACGATAATAAAACTAAAGTTTTTATTATAAATCAAACTTAACTAAGAACTGTTGTATCCCTTGTCTTAAAACAGGTGATTGTAGTTTTGATACAACCAACACGTCTTTTTTGTCATCTAATAACGCAATTTCAGTAATATAAGATTTTGTTCCTGGTGTCCATGTCGGATTTGACGTATTTTGGAATTCAGTATAATTTAAATTAACTTTATACATCATTTCATAAATCGTTGCTTGAATATCGGTTTCAATCCCACCATAAAAATAATATTCATCACCAAAATTTAATTTTGGACTTGTATTACCAAGTGGGGTTAAATCAATATAGTCATTTAAGTTATAATATGGAGCCGAATTATACAAAGATTCCGTTACTATAAATGTGGTACCTGTTAAGGCATCTTCAGTAATATAACCATTAATTGTGTCTCCACTAATACTATTTGTAAAATCTATTAACCTCCAATTAGATGGATTTGGTCTAGTACCTGTTGGTACTTTTTGTGCCAAAACTTCAAATTTAGTAGCATAAAAACCATTTGGTATATCACAAGTTGGGCAGAATGTGGTAGTAGTTGTAACAGGACTATATACTGTTGTTGTAGTTGTTATTGGACTATACGTTGTTGTGGTTGTTGTTGGGTTGTATCCCGGTACAACTAAACATCCAAATTCACCACCAAATCTTATCGCCACGTTTTTAGACGTATCAGGGAAACAATCGTTATTATTACCCGTTATCTTAATATAATAATTGGAATGTAATGAATTTGTAAATCCGTAATCATTAGTTAAACGATATGTAATATACATAGTTTCATTACTACCCGTTAATATACCATTAATCGTAGATGAGGTTGTATCACATATATTCGGAGTTATTAATGATACTTGAGGTGCCGGTAATGTCCAATTTCGATTTGCTTTATATGACATTGCCGCAACAATTTCTTCATCATCAATAATAATAGTTTGACTATCAGGGAAAACTTTACCTATTCTACTTGGTAATCCATTAGCATTAGGGTGAGTATCCCATAAGTGATAATATCTTAAACCAGGGTTATTCATATCATTATTAAGATTAGATTCCATGAAATGAACCTCAAATAATCCTTTACCATCAAATCCCGGAGGATCTACCCAAAATGTATCACCAAAACAACATTCAGGATTTTTATGCCACATAATCCAAGGAATGTGAACCTTAAAGTTTCTTGCCTGACCGGTTGTGTCGTCAGGGTTAGATGGATCATACGGTTCTAACGCAAATTTCTCACCATAGAAGAAGTCAATCGTTTGATTTGTATAATGTATTATCGCAATCGCTTTTTGTTCTTCAGGTTCAACTTTTACCACCTCATCAAATGAGTTGTAGTAATATGTGTCAGTAGTTTCAGCACTTAAAGTTGAATTAACATAAAAGGTTTGTCCTGAATTTGAATTATATCCAAAATACTCCTTACTTCCTATATAATTAACTGATCCAAAATAAGTATAGTCCTCAAATTGAGTTGATCTTAGACCCGCAGGACTTTCAGTCCAAGGAATATTCATATTCCAAATTTTAACATCAAACTGATCAACATCACATATTGTTTCATAGTTAATAACATCATTATCCCAATGTGGACTTGGCGTTATACTATCATATAATTCTGTCATGGTTTTAGGGTATACTAAAGCCCTAAAACAACATTCATTACTAATTAAACCAAAATTTGGTGTTGTTCTATCTAATGTAATTTTATTTTCACACACCGCAATGATTCTATAGGTTAATATTGGATAACAACTATACATAGACATTAAACAAACAGGATCCGGTGGAGCCGGACATTGTCTACTTGGTGTTGGTGTTAAACATTGAGTTTTTGATGGTGTTGGTGTAGGGGTAGGACTAGCACAATTTATTGTTCCACTAGTCGCAGAAGGTGTTGGGGTTGGAGTTGGGGTTGATCCTTGAGATGCCGTTGGAGTTGGGGTTGGTAGATTAACACAAGTACAATTGTTACAACCCAAACCATCGAAATAAATTGTAATGAAATCACCAACATCAAATGATCCGGTTAAAAATGTATTACAACCAGAATAAATTAAAGTAATTTCATTAGTACCATTTAATGAAAATGGATCAACTAAATAATTGGATGTTTTAACATAATTACTACTTGTTAATGCACTCCATGTGATTGTACTAGCGGTTGTATTACCCGTAAAAAACCCTCTCAAAGGAGCCCTATTAAAAACGTTTTCAACAGTAGAATCCATGTATGGAATACCATAAGTGTTACCGTCATTTCCATCAACATAATATGGATATTTAACATTTTGTTTGTTTGATTTTGGTATACCGTCACTATTTTGACTACCAAATGGTGGTATTAATACAAAACTATTTGCTTGATTATAAGTACTAGAAACTTTATCGTAAGAAACTTCACTATCTCCAATTTGGAAATATGATATATTGAAATTGCCTTGAGACATTTTCAATCTACCTGTATCTGTCATTCTAGTGTTAACAAGTCCTGATGTATTTTTTATTATATATGCCATTTTGTATATAAATAGTTAATTATTGAATTTTTGGTGGTTTAGGATTAACAACTCTTATTGTATCACAATCATTATTAATTCTCACATTGTTTATGAAAATATAATATGATGAAGTTGCAACAAAACAATGTGGTGTTGGTAATATAGGTGAAATCGTGTTAGTAAATGACCCACCTATTGTTGTTCCAAATGTCATATTTAAACTAACCCAAGTAAATTGTTTTGTTGTATTATATTGGAATGATCCTTGACAAGGGAATGGTTGTGGTATTGGTGAAAGTTGATTCAATACCGGTGGTGGGGTATAAAGAACTGGAACACCATTAACATTTAAAGTAACCGTATTATTATAAGTCGCACTTGATGGAGAAGGACCAACATTAAACGTATTTTGATGTATAACATCAAAAGTAACTGTAGTACCAATAGGTAATGAAGGAGAAATACTCACTCCAAATGTATTACCAGGTAAATAAGACATAGTTAAAATATAATTAACGGATAGTGTTGGAGCAGATAAAGACACAGTTTCTGTATATGTAAATCCTGAAGAATCTCTTACATAAACAACATAAGTACCTTGACATAAATTATTATAAATTGTTGTTGGTGCGTAAGTACTTCCCCCATTAATTGAATAGGTATATGGTGGTGTACCACCAAAAGGAGTTAATAACAAACTTCCATCACACCCACATTCCGGATTATTAACAACTATATTTAAATTAGGGGTACTTATTAGTTGACATAACCCTAAAACCGCAGTTATTGATAATATTCTATTTGGTAATGTTGACCCTAAAGAATCCCAACCACTAAGTGGTGGTGTGGCAGGATTTGTATTAATTATTTGACCTGTAGTCCAACCAGATATTTCCCATTGATTATTTGATTCATTCCAAACAATATCTAACCCATCCGTAATATCTGTCCAAGTAGGATAATCCCCAATATATCCATTAAAATCAAATTGATAATATTCCACAAAAGAAGTTTGTTTATCCCCTCTAATAATTGTAATACATATATCTTCATAAGATGGTAAAGGTTCTTGAGTTGTTGTTGTGGTGGTGATTGGTGTTTCAGCACTTAAAATACAAGTGGTATACGCCGTAAAATCACCATAATAATCAGTAACGACTGAACTATATTCCCCCACACCAATATTACTTAAAGATTGAGATAAAGATCCATTTTCCCAAACAACTTCATATGGAGGAGTTCCCCCTGTTATTCCTAAAGTTATTGCCCCATCAAAAGAATCCGCACTTGTAGGATCCACGGTAAAACATTCAACCCCAAGAGGAAAAATAGTTATTACAGAACATTCATTTTTTGGTTCAATTGGTGGGATAGGGGGGGCAAATGTTGTTGTGGTTGTTACAACGGGTTCAGTTGTTGTAGTTGTAATTACAGGACAATCAGGACAATCACCATTATTAATTACCTGAACATCCCCACCTAAAATTTTAATCCCACTTGAACTACATAATGAAATACCTGTTTGGTATTGAATAAAATATGGTGATTTTTTAGTTTCACCACAACAAGGTGTAAATTCAATTGAAGTTTTAACATTTGGTGCCGATTGGTTAGTTACAAAATAATTTACACAACAACTGTGATCAACAATACAGTTATTACAACTATTATATGGGGTACTATCAAAAGAAACAACACTAACATTTTCAGACCCATTTACACTACAAGAATGTGTATTTACGCTACCGATACTTATTAACTCATAACAACCTGTTTTATAGTTATTAGGATTTGACGATGAGATCGCCTGATCAAAATATATTGTGTCACCAATTTGATAAGTACTAAACGGATATTGATCACTTCCATCAAAATCAATAATCTCCCCGTTACAACAACTTTGAAAACAATACCTGAAATCCTCTTTACCTAAATTAAGTACCGTAATAAATACGGCTGGCGACACAACACTATTACCATTTATATAATAAGAAACATTTGGTAATAAATCCATTGATTTACTAACCCCATTACCATCAACAAATGTGAAGTTATTGTATATAACCGGGTTTATATTTTCTACCTTATATATTATCGCCATTTAAGTTATTTGTTTAATATATAAATAATCAATTTATTGTTTTTTGAATAAATGATTTCATTACTTCAATATATTTTATTGTAGTACTGTTCTTTTCAATGTAATCAAAATGTGATGGATTCTCTTTCAATTTTTCTATTGGATCAACATTTATATATTCACCCTTATAAAATTTAGTACCTCTCAAATTATCCGTAACTCCAGCCATATGTAAAATTGGTCTTTCTTCGTAGATTTTTATATCATCTGTCGCCCAAGAAAAATTTAAATCATCCACTACTTTGGTTTCATAATTATGTAACCATAAATTCCATAATAAAGACCACATTTCCGCAGTCCAAAATTGTATTTCACCAGGACTTATTGGATGTCTTTTATGATAATCATGCATTTGTTTATATAATGGAACACAATCTAAATATATTTTTTCCCAAAGTTCATACGTCATATTTTTTAACAAATATTGACCACCACCCGAACTTTCTTGATTTGTTTTTATGACATCAACATCCAAACCAACAACATCCGCCATTTCTTTTAATAATTGACCTTTTTCTGATTTAGGATGAGCTCTTTCATATCTATCACAACAATCGGTTATATAATTGTATCCAATATAACCTATGGTGTCAGATAAATAACAAACATTATCTTTCATCAATTTATCAAAATCAGGCAATTCCCTAAAAATAATGTCGGCATCATGTAAGAAAAATACTTCACCATATTGGGGATGTTCATATAACCATCTTGATATTAAATATGGTTTAATACTTGGGATATAATTTTTACCAATTCTTTCATCATAATAAAAATGTACATTAAACCCATAATCACATAATTCTAAAGCCCCTTGTGATGGTTCTTTTTGTCCATTAGTTAATCCGAAAATAACGTGAATTTGACATGGGTTAATTCCTTTTTCAATAAAATTATGAGTATAAAGTTTTACTTGCCAATGAAAATATGGTACGTCAGGTTGGGCAGTAACAAAAATGATATCCTTCATGATATAAAAGATATGTAACTTTTTAATAAAGTGAATTTATTTTACGCACTACAACTATAAGATGCAATACAAGCATCACAATCTCCAACAAATGTTATACCCGACCAACTTAAGTTAGGGGATTGAGGGTCTAATGATTGTACTTCGTAACATTGATTATCTGTACCAATTATAATAGATCCAAGAGATGTGGATGTTGGTAAAATTACCCATTTTTTAGTTACACTGTCACAACAATATATTACCTCAAATACCGAGAAATCACCACTTTTTGTTGGTGTCATAGTTGGGGTTTTAGTTACTGTTGGGGTTAGAGTTTTAGTTACTGTTGGAGTAGGTGTTAGAGTTTTAGTTACTGTTGGTGTTAGAGTTTTAGTTATTGTTGGAGTTGGTGTTAATGTGTTTGTTGGTGTAATAGTTGGTGTTGGTGTTATTGTTGGAGTTGGGGGTGTAACGTCACATTGTACACAAGAAATATCATAATTAATGATTAAATTAATAATGACTTTAGCATCCGCTAGTGTGTTAAATTTTGTTGGGTTACAACTTTTGTTAACATCTTTACAATCATTAACTATAGTTATTTTATTTTTGGTAATATCTATATCTACTTCACCAATATCGGGGTAAGATAATAACACACTCTTTACAATATTAGCCCATTCAGTATCTGTTGGGTAATCATATATTCCTGTTGAGGTATAAAATAAATTTTGTTTAACCTCTCCATTAACAATTGTTTCAATTATAAATTGACCACTATTAACAATACAATTTAGATCATTTTCTGTCAAATCAAAAAACCCTTCATTATACATTTGACCAATACCTCTTCTACCATCAATTCCACTATTAACAAAATTAGTATCACTTATGTTATAAACCTGATAATTACCTAAAAGTATTGTCCCACTTAAAACAACAGTTTTATTATATGTACACCCAGAACTATCCACAACTTGTAAACTATATGTCCCGGCACTTAAATTTGTCACAGTTGATCCAGTTTGTAAATTTACATTTGAGGACCAATTATAGGTAAATGGTGGTGTACCACTACTAATAAAAGCAATTATTTGACCATCATTACCATTAACAGGTTGAATTGTTAATAAATTAAAAAATACAGAACTTGATGGTCCGACATATGTTGTTGTAATTTGTGAACATCCATTCGCGTCTGTGACAGTAACTGTATAAAATCCTGATGGTAAGTTATTATAACTATTAATAGGTGAAACCGCATATCCTGTTATTTGATAACTATATGGTAATGTTCCACCAGTCGTAGTTAATATCTGAATAGACCCATTATTTAATCCACAAGTTGTATTAGTTGTTAACGCCGTTATTGAAAATAAATTAACATTTGTAATAGTTGCCGACCCCGTATAAACACAACCCGAATTATTATCTATTAATATTGTATATGTATCTGAAGGTAAATTACTAAAAGTAGCATTAGTTCCAACCGTAATAGCATTAACCGTATTACCTGAAGAATCCAATATTGTATAAGTAAAAGTACCTGTTGGGGACCCGGTGTTTACTAAAATATTTATAGTTCCATTATTACCACAATTTGAGTTTGTTGATGTTATGGATGATACCGCAAATCCATTTGGTGTTATTAACGATATTGATTGAGTGTCGCTACATAATCCCGCATCTTTAACCGTAACTACTAAAGTACCCGAAGGTAGGTTATCAAACGTATAAGTGTTAGAAAAAGTTATTGACGTATCACCATTAGATCCCGAAAAAAAGAATGGAGCTGTTCCACCAGTTACCGTCACTTCAACGGCACCATCACTATTAAAACACGTACTTCCGGTCGTTGTAAATGACGCAATTCCTATAGGTGGTACATTATTAACAGATGCCCCCTCTGTAACAGAACATCCATTTGAATCTGTAACAGTAACGGTATAAAACCCAACAGTTAATCCCGTTGCCGTTGATCCAGTTTGACCATTACTCCAAAGATATGTGTACGGTCCAACACCTGTTTGACCCGTAACAAATATTTTACCTGATCCACCGGAAACATTACAACTAGCATCATCAACAACATAAAACCCATAATCTAAAGTTGTTGATGTTAAAATAACAACACTTGCACTTAATCCTGTACAACCACCACCATCATCACCAATTATATAATAAGTTCCTCCCGATAAGTTTGTAAATGTTAATCCACTTGTTGATGTTGCTCCACTAGTTATATAACCATTTGTTGTTTCATATAATAATCCGGTGCCGTAACCATAAAAAGGCGTAAATCCAAAAGTTATTTCACCATTATCAACCCCACAAGTAGTATTTAATGCCGATTCAACACTTATTGTTGATCCTGAAGATATTGGTATATTAAGATATTCGGTAGTCGCACCAGAAAGACAAGAATCTTGTATCGCTAAAACATAGGTATCGGCAGAAAGACCACTATAATAATATGTGGTTGTTGCCGCGGATGTTGGTAATAATCCTGTTGATGTAACCTCATAAACAGTATACGGAGACGCACCTCCCGCTATTTCAACATAGATTTCACCAACGTTTGTATTAGTACAATCGCCGGTTATGTATAAATTATATAGTATTTGTCCACAACTCACGGATTACATAGTATATCAAAGTTTATCCCAACATTTAATTCAAAGTTTTGGGTAGTATCTAACGGTAAACAGTTATTATTATATATAGTTATAGTTTGATCATCGGTGTTAATAATATAATCCAAACCATAATCAAGTAAACCAACTAAAGCGTCATATAGACCATTAATCCAGTCATTTGCCGTTGGAACACTTAACGATGGGTTTGAATATCCAACACCATTAAAGAATTCATAAATTATTATTGGTGTCCCGTCAATTCTAATATCAATATACCAATCACTTTCCAATGTATTCAATAAACAATCATTATTAATATCCACATTAATATCATTTCCATAAGTGGTTAATGAACTACCTAAAAGAGCCCCAAAAGACGTAATAGATGGATTTGTATCCCAAGGATATAATCCAACAACAGTTTGCTGTACAGGACAGTCATATGAGAATATTTGAGTAATTAACTTACAAGGTTTACAAGGGACAGGAATAATTTCACAACCTCTTTGTCTTCTCCACACAAATTTTTGTCTGTGGAAAATTGAATTCTCGTACTTAACACCAGTATTCCATATTGTTGTTGCCGGAATCATTTGTTCAACTAATCTAATCCAATAATCGCCCATACCATTAACATAATCAATCATTGTTTGATAATTGAAGTTATCGTTAGGAACATTAATTGCTTGTTCGGACTCTAAATATTTCCAATATATTGATGATAATGTTGGATATCCACTAGTTTTACCATCGGTCATAAACTGTCTATTCCTTACATTTATCATATTCTTCCAAAACGTTTGAGCAAACTCAAAAAATGTTTTTTGTTTTGGTTTTGGTACTATTACCGTCCAATCTATACCTCCTCTGTTTGGATATTCAATATTTGGATATGGATTACAATAAGTGGGGTCTACATAGAATAAACCTTGTTCCGGTATTGGGTAATTATATCTTCTTGACATTGACCAAACATCATAAACCAACCCTTGAGCAGGATTCATAAAAAGATCAACATTTTTTACATTTATAACCAATCTATCATCAGAAACCCCATAGTAAGCATTAAAGTTACCATCAAAATTTTTTCTTAGATATTTTTCATTATCAGTCCAACTTTTTTTGTTATCCACAGTTTTTCTAAGGTTAAACCCTAAGTTCATATAAGGGAAACTACGATATCTTTCCAAATATTCTTGACCATAATTAAATGGTAATAATTTTGTTTGATAATTAGGGTTAGCCCCCGTAAACACACTATTTGTTAAATCTACTTGTTCCGGCATCCTATGTTGTGGGGTTGATTCAAACCAACCTCCTCCAATTTGAAAGAAATACGTATCTGTTGGTACAGGCATACTTGGGAAACCATAACTATCAATCGGATAATCATTTATCGTTAATGATACATCCTGACTAATTGTTGTTGTTGTAAACCCTGTGTACTGAACACCCATTATAGAAAACAAATCATTCGTATCTAAAACAGGTAATTCTTGGGAATAAGTTCCTCCCGATATTTGAGCATATTGTATATTAAATTGTCTTAAATTAATTTTTTGATCAGCAACATATACGTGTTCATTAAATTCAGTTAATGCTTCAGGAGCTCCAACCATTCTTAATAAAATTTCTATTGATTTTCTTGTACCTTTTGATTTGAATAAAAAAGCGGAATTTAATATTAAGTTTCTAAAATATTGGTAGTTTAATTCCTCAGGTGTTTGACCTTGAGGCAAACCTGTAAAAGCATTACTACCGTCACTAAATACAGCATTTAATAACTGATCATTAGTGATCGGGGATATGTTAATATTCCACCCTAGTGTTTGTGCTAAGTTTTTAAGTAATTGTGATGGTATATCATTTTTAACATTATAATTAACTGAATTCATGTTGGCAAGAGCCGTAATGAATTTTCTTGTCTCATCAAAACTTCTACCATAAATTTGTAAAACCTTTTCCATTTTTCTATCCGAAGTATCAAATTCTTTGATTGCATCTGCGGTTAAAAATCTTGTTATTAAGTTAGTTTTATATAAATCAATATATTCAGCAATGGTATTTAATTTTGTTAAATAGTTTGTAAATTTTGGTGAAACAATATCTAAGTTCCACGTACCAATTAATGGAAATATTGCAACTTCTTGACCATATGAATATGTACCGTCTTCATTCTCTATAGGTACTTGAAAATACGCACTATAAATCGGAACCATGTTTCTATTAAGTAGGAAATTTTCTACCTGATCTAAATTTTCATTAAAAACTTTATTTACATAAAGTTGTTTTGGTCTTATTAAGAAGTTATCACTACTTGTTGTATTACTTAAAAATGGATTACCATTAACGTATATTTTAAAAACTGTATCTGTTGGTTGCGCAGGTATAAAATCAGAAACAGGATATTCAACATCATTTAAAAATAACGAGTATTTCAAATATTGAGTTGTAAAGTTTCTTAAATAAGAAACAGGAATTTCTCTTAGTTCTATATTTCTTGTGGCATCAACAGTGTAGTCAATACCAAATGGATTCCTAATAACTGAAATAGGTATTTCAAAATATGTTTCATCCTCAACACTATTATATGATGCATTTTGTACTGTTAAAGATGTAACAAAATTAGGTTGAGTACTTTGTATGTCTAACGCAGCCGGAAAATAATTTATTATATTACTTACCGAAGTTGACATTCTTTTTGTTAAAGACCCAAACATGGTAAAATTAGTTACCTGACTTAAATCAAAATTAGGATAAACCCTAAAATTATCGGCAATTAATTTTTTTGATTCCTCAATACTATTAATATTTAACGTATCTAAAGATATTGGATCAGAAAAAGATCCTATAGAAAATGTTCTATTTTGTTTTTCGGTAATATTTGTTGTAAACTCAAAATTTGCTTGGGTAAGACCTCCCCCATCAACTAATTGTAACCCAACTAAGTTGTCAGAAAAAGTGCCTTGACCGCTGGCAGGCTGAGGAGGACATTTATATTTATTTACCGCCATTATGAAGTTATATTTGAGAAGTTTTTACTAAAATCAATGTTATCACCTCTATCTTGTCTTACCTCATATAATAAATTATTAAATTGATCTCTAATCTCATAAAGGTTGTATTGTTTGTAGATATTGTTATCACTATCGTAAATGGTGTATATACCATCATCCATAGATTTGGTTTGATTACCGTATAACGCAATCGCCAATGTTGATATATCGTGTTCAACAATTTCAATTTCAACCGTTGTTGGGTTGAAGAATGTATTTGAGATTATAATATTTTGATCAGGTTGTCCAATAAATGGTGTTGCATTTGGTTTATTGGTTGGTGATGATGATGGTGATAACGTACAAAAAATCAAGTTTGTTGACGCTTCTACATATCTATATCTTATCGCTTTTTGACTAGTGTTTGTTAAATTTTCAACCACAGGTTCACAATAAAATGATGAGGTTATTATCCTAAAGAAGTTAGGAATTTTTGTTCCATCAGAATTTAAATATTCAACTCTAAAACCAACTAAACCTTGATTAATAAATTTGTTTCTAAAGTTAGATGGTACATTATTGATGTCTACAACGATACCTTTAACATTTGGTAATGCAGATAAAATACCACAGTCAAGAATTTTAGTTCTAATTTCCGCAGGTCTTATATATAGTGTGTAAATCCCTAATTGGTTAAATTGATCGGTTGGTAATTTAAGATTATATAAACCCCCAAGTATTTCAACATTCGCATTACCACCAGTAGTTCCATTGTGGAAATATGGTCGTAATACAGTACTAGCATTTAATTTTGTTAGTACGAAATTGTCCGTTTCGTCTCTTGATGGTGTATAATTTAAAATTATTTCTACGTCATCAGGACTCACATCAGCACTTCTTATTGTTCCGTAATTACCTGTAGCCACAATTATTAGTTTTTAAAATTTGTTTATCGTTTAAATATAAATACTCAAAATCATTGTTTTTCAACATTAAAAAATCCATATCCATATTTTTCTAAGTCCCCAACATTATCCACTTCACCAAGTCGTTCAACGAATTCTAATGCTGAATTTTTACCTCTTTCAACATATACATCTGTTTGAATTTCGGGTTGATCAACCACATTAAGCAATGCCTCATTTTTAGTTATCGCCGATAATATTAAATCATTTTGCGTAAATCCAGATGAATCAATGACATATATTGTAGTACCATCATTATAATCATAATAAAGAATATCATTAATTGTATATGCAGTATATGTATTTGTTGGATCTGGTCCCCAATAAGTCCCAACAGATTCTGATGTACCCGTAACTTGTATACCTAATTTAAATTTACCACCAAATAAATTATATGTTGGCCCATACACTCTTAAATCATTAACATTTGATTGTGTTAATCCTGTAATTACAAATGGTACCGTAGTATAATTAGAACTTATATAATCATTTACATTTGTATTTGAATCCCCCGAAAAAATGTAATCATAACTAAATGATGTATTTGCCCAACTTCCACCAGCAGGAGTAAAAGTCGCCACACCATTAGGATTTAAAATTGGTACATTAGTAAATGGTACCGTAACTGTTTTGGTTATAATAGATATCCCCCAAGGTGAAGTCGCCTTTAATGTAATTGTAAAAGTTTGATTAACAACAGGGTAAACATGGGTATATTGTGTTGGACTTGTTACAGTTTGTATAGGTGACCCATCACCCCAATCAACAGTATACGTTGAGACGGACAAAAACTTTTTAAACTCCGTATCCGAAGTATTAAAGAAAAAAAACGTGTATGGATTACTTGTTGTTGCCGAAAATATAAAATTAGTAATAACTTCTTTTTGTAATATTGCTCCATCAAAAACAGAATAATAACCAATATCAGTTGCAACCTCAGTTAAAAGGATTGGAATGGTTAATCCCGTTAACAGTGATTGACCATTTGTCCCCCCTGATAAAATCTGAGACATACCTGAGTACACACCCGTAAATCCAGTCAATGTCGTGGGGGTTACCGAAGTAATAGAACAACAAGGATCAGCACTATACGCATATCCGGTATTCTCAATATACGTAACTTCCACAATGTCTCTCTTAACATTTTCGGGAGATATTTTAAAATAATATTTTTGTTCTTCCATCTTACGGGTTTACATATTCATACCACAAAATTGGGAATCCATCAATACCAACTCTTTGTGTTAAATTAGAAGTCGCATAAACTTCATAAGTTTTATTTATATAATCTAAATTCACTTTGTAGTAAAAGTATTCATTAGGATTAAATGTGAATTTATTCGCAATGTTTGATTGTGGCGTGTTTGTCATTTTAACATAAACACCCAATCTTGCATCAAAAAATTTAGCACTCATATAGAATTCACTTATATCAATATATTCTTGTTTTCTTAACCAATATATATGAAATCCCTCTTTATCACCAACATAATCCAAACTAAATTTTGGTATTCTTATATCAACATTAGAAAGTAAGGTTGTTAATGATACAGATTGGGTAAATCCTTGTTGTACAGGTAAAATAATCGTTAAATATAATACTTGAGTTTTTTCATCATCAGTATCATATAAATCCAATTTAAAAAATGATTTAGTAAATGGTTTTGAGTAATAATAAACCTCATCAACTGTAAAACCTTCATCTAAATAACTATTATTCCAATTTGTACTAGTAACCAATGGTGAGGTTATAGGTGATACATTATCATAAAAATAAAATTCATAATTTATATTTGTTTTTTCAAAATTTAAATTATCAACATACTCATTATGAGAAAACTGAAGTACCTCAAAATCATTTACGGAACCAATTACCTCTTTGATCATTGTTTCCTGATAAACTTCAATACTATCATCCCTTCCAAGAAAATCCCAATTCATTTCCAAAGGAATATTAAGATACTGATCGTTCTCAGGTAAAACTATTTTATATTTATTCACAATCATCTACTATTGGTTCTGCTATTACGGTTATGTCATCAATACCCACATTATCACCTTCAGGTGTTATTCTAAAAATGGTGTTTACAAATGGGTAATGTTTACCATTTATAAATGGATAGTCAACTCCAACCCCATCGTTATCAACAAACCCATATGGATATATATCTCTCCATCTAAAACTATTTGATAAGTTTGAATAAAAAGCGTAATCAGGAATGTTAACAACTTTTAATGGGTCTCCTTCCTCAACATATGTTGAATATCTTCTTATTACTATTGGGTCATGGGGTTTATAATAATAACCAAATTGATTAGATTGTGGGGCATCTGTATTTAACCCAAAATAATTTTGATTAAATGTAATTTTTTGATTGTACCTCGAAATCACCCTTTCAGTTTGTTCATAATCATTCCACTCACAATAATCACCATCAATTAAGTCACCAGATTTAAGATTTTCATTAAAAATAAATGGTCCAACCGGTGGAACTGTTAAACTATTGTATGTATTAGTTGAGATATTTGTATTAGATAAAGGGTTTGAAACGTCCCACCAAGGATTGGGTATCGTATTACTAAGTGGTGTATTAAAATCCCAACCTTGTTTTAATCTTTTTGTCCACCCAAAATATCCTTTCCATACCGTTGTAAAGTATAATTCGGATATAGGTCTGTTTTGATTATCCCTAAGTGGTTGTACATCAATATCCACATTAAAAGAAAGAGAATATGCTTGACCCCCTTCTTTAACAGATGATCTTGACACATTATTTGGTGTCAACACCGCGGTTTCAAATTTAGTTTTTGGAATATAAATATTTTGTTCAAAACCAGCCTTTACTAAAACCGCATCTTCAGCGTTTGTTAAAATTTTATGAACTCTTACATAATATTCCGATTTAGTTTCATTAAGGTTACTTCTATTAATAACCCTTTTAAACGTACCAATGTTACCATTATTAAACGTTGTACCAATATATCCAATATTATATATGTTAAAAATATATTCATTACTACCAAAAGCCGGATCCCCCAAACTAATTACCTGAAATATACTTGTGTTATTATAAGTTAAAGATAGTTCAACAAACTCATTAACATTTAAACCATGTTTCATTGGACATCTAAATGAAATGACGGGTCCGAAATCATCATTACCTTGACTAATTATAAATGGTATACCATCTGAAGCAACCCAAGCCCAACTTGCGGTTGTTATATTATCAATAGCATACATTTGTCTATTGGGTTCATTAGTAAAACCATAACTGATATAATGTGTCCAATTATATGTACTGGCACTTTTATTAACAAAATTTATATGGTTATTTGGTGGTACGGTATAACCAACAATATTATTGTCGGTTCTTATAAAATCAAATTCAAAATATTGAGGATATCCCTCCCAAAGCACACTTAAGTTAGGTTGTATTGGGGGTAAGTTACCATTAGGAAACGTAGAAATTGTGTTAGCAATTGCATTAGTGTAATATAGGTTGTTTTTAAAAGGAGCATAATTTGTTGTTCCCGTATATGTATTTTTAAAAATGACCGAATATTTTGTCACAGGTCTAAAAATAGTCCCCCTTTGTCTTTCATCACTAAAAACTTGTTGTAACCCCAAATCAACATTTCTATCAAATTCAATTAATTCTTTTTCATTTTGATTTAAATCAACATTTACGGACAATACCGTATTTGGGGACGCTTTGTATCTCAAAGACCCTAAAACAATTTTTGTTGTGTCATTTACTCCCATTATATGTCTGCAGTATCAATATATTTTTTTATGAATCTATTCATCGCCGTTTTTCCATTATTTAACCCAAAATAAAAATGACTTGGAGCTCCAACCAAATAAACATTACCATTTACTGTGAATGAAGGCTCAGGTAATCCTGTATTTTGATTAAAATTTGTTATAAAACCTTGAGGTAATAACGGTAATGGATTACCAGGTTGTAATGCCGGTGTTGTAAAATAAGGATCAACACTATAATCTAAATCTTGATACCCTTTTTTGAAGAATCCAACACCACCACTTTGGTTAGGGTTTGTATACCAATTATTAGATTCCGCACCAAAAATAACATTAGATGGTTGTAATATCCATTTATAATGTGGTACCACTTGAGTTTTAGGGTGTCCATAAGCATCTTGTAATAAAGGCGATATGTTATAAATTTCAATTCCTGGCGTTAATTTTCTTCTATATGAATATTCAACATTTGATGATCTATAAAACACTCCGAATACTGGTCTACTTGTTGGTGGTGTTTGACCATCATCACCAATAAAAATATCCACATTACCATAATTTTCATCAATAAATGGACTTATTTTAAATTCAGAGTTAATTGATAATGCCTGAGCAAAATCACCATCAATTCTATCTCCACCTCTACTACTATTAAAAAATTGAGTTATACCTTTACCTTCCGAATTATTACCTCCGGTTGTAATAGGTATCATTCTTTGTCTAAAGCTTTCATTCAATATTCTTGATAAAAATCCAATTTGTATAATATCAGAATTATCATTATAACTAGTTGATCTATATTGATCACTCATATATCCCTTAAAATTAGGATTATTACAAATTTCACTTATATATGAATCTCTTGGTCCCATGTCTAATATTGTAGTTGGGAACATTATATTTTTATCGTTATATCCAGGTTTAAAATTAAGTGTTATCCAATTTGGTGATTGTGGTATTTCTTTACCAATAAATTCTTGTGAATTATCACTCCATGGTGAACTTCTATAATAAAAATTATTACTTATATTATTGTATACAACAATATCTTTACAATATACATAATTAGGTGTTGATATATTGGTGAGATTATTTGCAGGATATATTGATCTCTTATTAAATGATGGCATATATAACGTACCATTTATCCAATTGTTTTGGAAAGTTTGTGCGAATACTCCTCTACAAGTTGCAAATACTAAAGTAAACCTTGTTTTCCACTCCATAAACAATCTAGCATCATCACCAAACGCCTTTCTTATTAAATAATAATGTTTATCGTTATCACTATTATCTTTATTTAGTAAACAATAACAACCTTTAGTAACTCTATTTTCAGCAATAGAACATTGGTTAGCCGGTATAACTCCCACATTATTTCCACTACCTGAATAACATTCTAAGGAAATTAAACCTTCACAAGTTAATGTTTGTGTTAAACCTGTATTACCACTAAACTGATCTAAATTTTCCGCAATTTCATAAATACTTGCAAAACTATTTGTTTCTTGATTTATTACCCCATCTGTTTTATAATAACAAAATTTATTATTTTGATGTAAGGCATACGCAGTTCTATTACCAGGTGCAGTGTCAACACAAGTAGACGTTGGTAACCTATCACTTCTCATAACAATTCTACCACTATTACTAAAGTTAACACCTAATAATGAAGTATACTTGAAATACGCCGGAGAATATAAACCATAAAACTGATTAGACCCTATTGGGTATCCATACGTATCTTCATTTGGAACTGTTGTGTAAAAAACACCAGCTGTTGTAAATGAAGTATTAAATGAAGCCGCAATAAATGGTCCACCACCAATATAATCTGGTTGTAATCTTGGTAACGTAAAGTTTGTATTACCAAGTAAAGTCCATGGGTTTGAGGAAAGTAGTGATTTTTGTTGGAATGGTATTCCCGCCACGGGTGTATATGGGTTTGTGTTGGCATTATACGGGGTTGTCGTCGTATCGTCTGTTGATAAATAATAATATGGTAATGTTGATGTAAATCCAGTGTAATTTGATGGAGTTATATTAAATGTAAATGATGGGAAATATAAATTGTTTACTGTGTTATTTGATGTATTATGACTTAATGGTGCGGATCCAACAGGTTTAATTGGTTGGTTAAGATAATAATCACCAATAACCGTTAATCCCGGAACGTTCCATGTTGTATTACCAAAAATACGAGAAAGATCGTAACTTATATTTTGTTTTTCTGTATGTGGATCCACACCTCTAACAAACATTATTACCTCATAATTTAAATTATTGGCCAATGAATCGAGTGAATCGAAATTATTCACTTGGAGTTGTGGTATATTATTTACGTTATTATATGTGTTACCGTTAATAAATGTAGGTGGTGTAATTGGAAATGATATTGAATAAGATGCCGGAGTATTGGGTGATACAGATGACGGACGAGATATTATATAACTTATTTTGTGTCTTAAAAATCTTTCAGGAAATAACGTATTATTTGTAAAATTTGCCATTGTTATAAATTGTGACACAGTAACTCCCGTTATAACTTGGAAATATTCCATGTCTGTTGGGTATTTTAAATAATCCGATTTAGTTGTTGCCGTGACTGTATCACCAGTTTGTATAATATTAATGAAGACATTGGATGCCGCACCATTAGTTGCTGCATACTGTAAAGGAACTGATATTGGTACGACGTTAGCAGTTGTATTTGGCGCCGCAGATAAAACGGTTGTTCCTGTCACCGAATTATTACCAAAATCATTTAATGTTGCCCCCGTTAAATTTATATTTCTTTTTATAACTAACCCATTATCAAAATTAGGGTCTTGAAAAGTAACAATTTCCCCTATACCTAACTGTTGTGCTGTACCAGGATTAGCCAGAACAACAATAATTTGATCCGTAAATGTTGATTGGGTTCCTAAATTATATGGAGCCACACTTAATTGTGGATTTACGGTTGTCCTAATGACATTAGGTGAATTATTCCCAAAATATTTATCTCTTGTATTAAATTCATTTAATTTTTGTGGATAAGTTTCAGTTCTAGGAAATCCAAACCACCTATAGTGAACACCAAGATCTTTTTCCGCAGCAAATAAAAATGGTTGAGGAGCATGATACTTATTAAAAGCATTTGGATCAGTAGTAGATGAAAGTATGTCATATCCCGAAAATAATCTTCTAAAATCTAAAACCGCATCAACAACAACATCACCACCTACCTGATCATCTACCACTCTATTTAGTAATGATTTATACTGTATACTTGGACCAAAAGATCCTGCCGCATAAAAATACCCTTTATCATTATCATCACTATCTTCACCAGGGAAATTTTCTAAGTTAGGGTGATTAACATTATAAGCCGAAGATAAATTGACAGGTGCAATAAATGATGTTGATTGAGCGTACTGTATATTACTATCATCTAAACCGTTTTGTTGTTCTTCAATACTTGCGTTAACCGTATTTTCATCAATATCGTCATCTATTTCGGCGTTACCACAATCACAATCACAACTTGTACATTCAGGATAAGATAACATAGGTAAACCTAATCTTGGAAAATTATTTATCTTAACTAAATAAATCGCGGTAAACGCAATGAAGGCCAATGATAAAGCTAATTTAAATAATGCGGCTAAAAGTTGTGCGGCAACTCTTAATATTAACCCCGCATTAATAACAGGACCTCCCGGAATCGAAACTGCCGTGAATTCTAAAAGTGAATTAATAACATCAATTCCTTGTTGTACCGCCTGATAACCAAGATAAATACCTAAAACTATTAATAGATATTTTAAAACCGGCCAAATCAAAGCAATAAAATGGGCAATCCATAATATTATTAATATTGGTATTGCCAAAATATTCATTAACAAATTAAATAAGAAAAATATAAAATCAAAGTTTCTAATTATATCATTAACAGGAAATGTATTAACTGTAGATTTACAAGCTCTATCATCAATCTCTTTAATACCTAAGTGTTTTGCCCTACCAGCACCCTTTTTATATCGATCCAAGAACATTGATGTTGTATAAATTTTATTATAATTAAATTCATAAAATTTATCTTCACAATTAATTGCTTCTTGTATCATTTGTTGTCCAACAACAGTTGTGTTGTCACCATAATCATTCCAATCTAAACTAAAAGCGTATGACCTTAACGCATCAAATGTTGGTTGTTGATAAAAAGTATAGTTAAATTGAGTTAATGTTCCGGGGTTAGTAGGAACAACATTTATTGTAAAAGTTGTGGGAATTACGGTAATTGGAATACTTTCTAAATCACCAAAATAAGGGTTACCATTTAATAAAACCGTGAAACTTTGAACGTTAATTTTATTATCTAAAACTAACCCCCCTGTTGAGGTATTATTTAATGAAAAAGTTGATGTTAAAGTACCATTTGGTAATGTAAATTGATATTGTGTAGTAGGATAGTTTATTAATGGATCTATAGCTGAGGTTACCCATCCGTGTTCTTTTATATTTGGAACCAAAAAATGACCTCTTAAAAATGAATTTTGTAAACCTTGTTCATTTTGCCATTTAAATTTAAATCTGTATTTACCTTTAGTTGGTATTCCTTTCTTTGGGTCGTTGGATAAAACCTGTTCACCAAATTCATTTGTAATAATATAATTTAAGTTCATTGGCACATTTATTAAAAATGCACCATCAGTATCAATGACTTTACCGTCCTCATCCAATTCATGTGTTTCAAGAATTGGTCTTCCATCTTGATCAATATCAATAGTTTGTCTAATTGTTAGTATTTGACCAGGACCCGCAATTAACTCACATAAATTACCTGTATCATTTTTTGGTTTACAAGTTGTTGCTCTAACTGCATCATCATCAGTTGTTGAGATTAACGACCCCATAAAAACAGCGTTTGGTTTTATAGAAATATTTGCACTTGCAGTTAAATCAAAATCGGCTCTTGTAATACCTAATAAACATATCTCAGGTTCACCCCATAACGGAGCAACCTCAATAATTTTATTTAAAGTAACGATTTGAGGTAATTCACTAAGATTAGTTGATGTTTTAAATTTAGAACCATTAACTTGTGATTCAACCGCAACACCCGAATCAATTAAATCTTGTGGTGAAAGTGAAAAACAACCAATATCCGATAAATCAACATCCATTAATATTGTTTGAGTTCCGGTTGGAACACCAAATATCATATAGTCACCACTATCATTTGTTCTTACGGAAAATCTATAATACTTGTCATAAACCTCAACATATGATTGATCAGTTAATATTTCTTCTTTAGACGGGAAAGTCCCTGTTGCTGCATGACCTGTATATGATGGATCTTTAGGGAGTAAATTATATCTATACCCATCGGCACTAACATCAGATAATGTTTGATACGGATAAAGTTCAGAAATTATTGGATTATCTATGTCAATATCATCAATTGGAATAAAGACAGATACTCTAGCATTTGGTACACCGTATCCGTTATTAACCAATACTCTACCAATAATAACACCATAATCAGAACACATTCTATTATAGATGTCCCCTTGATTAATCTTAAGTGATAATATCTCTAAGAATTCAAAATCCTGTTCTAATTGAATATTTATTGTCTTCTCAGTACCAGGTGTTGTACGTATTCTATATGATTTTGGCATTATTTATTCTTTCTTGATAAATAGTTTATTTCCTATTTTCAAAAAATAATTCTTTTATTTGAAAAATAAATTATCAAGAGAAATTAATCGTTCTGAAGTTAAGGACATTAACCGTAATATCCTTGTTTGGGAACCTAATTTGGTATATTTGGGTAGGTTCGGCAAAGACAGTATCCGCAACTAATTTTATCATTTTTGTAGACGGGTCTTCATATTGTTGAGAAGTTTGTGAAGATGAGTATTGTCCCCCAACCTTATTATAGACAAAAATACCCGAAATAGATATTACCCCATTTTCACTTTGTATTAATCGTCTTATTTCAGATATATAAACATTTTGTCCTAACCCTCTAACCGCTGGGCTAAAATAAGCGGTAATAATATTAATAATCTTAGCAACAATAGACCCTTGATTTTGACTAGAATCTAAAACAACATCAACATCAATCGCTAAATCAATAACATTTGCCGTCTCAACGGAGATATAGTCATTAATCATTCTATAATTAGATAAATAATTAGCAACATTATTCTTAAGTGTGTTAGAAACTACTTCAGTTAAATTACCACTAGTGTCGTAAGATAACATTTTAATTTTTATTTTATTATTTTCTTCAACAATAGAAACTTTACCGGGTGCACCAAATTGTGATGGCATCGTTCTTAATGCCGATTCATAATCATTAATGGTTACCGCCCTATTTTGTGCGGCAAAATTGTAAGTTACATATTGTCTTACTTCTTCTGTTGTTGGGGGATTTGATCCACCTATAGCTGCAGTTACATTGTTTACTCTAAGTGAATTCACCACAGTTGAATTAATCGATTCTGACGGACCATTAACAAAAAATGATACCGTACCTATTTGAGTGATGATGTTAACCCCCAAGTTTGTTGCTTGACCTCCACCGACTCTGTATTGTACGAATA